GCTCTTGGGGATAACACCACAGCGGATAACAACACAGCAGTTGGTTATTTTGCACTAAACGCAAACACCACAGGAACCTATAACACTGCCGTAGGTACTAGTGCAGGTCAGTCAATCACCACGGGAATCAACAACACCCTTATCGGTGCCCTTGCTGGTGATGCTCTTACCTCGCCTAACAACAATGTCGCTGTGGGTAGTGAGGCGTTAACATCAGACACTCTTGGCACAACTTCAGTTGCAATAGGTAGATCAGCTCTTAAAGCTCAAAATTTTACTACATCTACTAGCACATATAACACCGCCGTGGGTTTTGTTGCAGGGCGGTCAGTCACCACGGGAATTTATAACGTACTCATTGGCGGTCAAGCGGGTGATGCTATTACTGATTCCGACTTTAACGTGGCAGTAGGCACAAACTCTTTAAGCACTAATACAGTCGGAAGTCAGAACGTAGCTATCGGTAACGCTGCGCTGAATGCTATGAATCCTTCGGGCGCTGCTGATACTTACAACACGGCAGTAGGTGCGAGTGCTGGTCTGGCAGTCACCACAGGGACGCACGTTACTCTTGTTGGTGGTTTAGCTGGGACTTCACTTACCACCGCAGAATACACTGCTGTCTTTGGTTCAGAGGCATTACGCTCAGAAACAGGGGCTACATTAAGTACAGCCTTGGGCTACGCTGCTGGATATTCACAAAATGTATCATCGGGCTTAGCAGCTAACACAAACGTAGGCGCTCAAGCTGGCTTTTATAACGTCACTGGAACAGGCAACACTCGCGTTGGATATAACGCAGGGCTTGGGGCTTCTGGGCAAAGTAACAGCAACAACACCATAGTTGGCTCTTCGGCTGGCCGCGCGATAACTACTGGAGCGAGTAACAATTTCCTTGGCACAGACGCTGGAGACAGCACCACTTCAGGCTCCAAAAATATCTGCATTGGGGAAAACGCAAATTCAGATTCGGCAACAACTGACCACACAATAGCGATTGGTCACGACATAGCTATTAGTGCTAACCATTTTGGTTTTGGTAAGGCATCTAATATCGTTTACAACGTCTTTACTACAGACGCTAGTTGGGCAAGAAGCTCCGATGAGCGTTTGAAGAAAAACGTGCAAAACACTGACCTTGGCCTTGATTTTATCAATAACCTAAGAACAGTTAAGTACAACTGGAAGGCTAATAATGAGTTAGATGGCTCAGATACTGAGTTAGCACATCTTTATAAAGAAGATCCCGCTGATAATGATATGGATACAGAAGCCACGATGCACGGCTTCATTGCTCAAGAGGTAAAGGCCGCATTAGATACTGCTGGCGTTGATGATTGGGCGGGCTGGCAGCAAGACGCTAAAGGCGTCCAGCAAATTTCTCGTGAGATGTTTGTTATCCCGTTAGTTAAAGCAGTCCAAGAACTATCCGCACAAGTAACGGCTTTACAGGCCGAAGTAAACACCCTCAAAGGAGGCTAGAAATGGCTGAATCAGTAGAACGCTCTGACGAGCAAAAAGCACAGGACTACTCAGCAATGCTGGGCGGTGTAAGCGTAATCACTAACTGTCTTGACGATGACAATGACTTCTGTAACGACATGACCAGTGCAGAAAAGAAAGAGCGCGTTATGCGTAGCTCTGGATACCTGTCGTTTATGAAGGCTTTAGAAGATTGGGGCAGTGAAGATATGTCAACAATCACCGCAGCTATTACCGCTGCTGAAGCATACTCAGCGTAAGGATCACCATGAGCGAAGAAACAAAAGTCACGATTGATGGCGAAGAATATTCATTTGAAGGTTTGGCTGTAGAAACTCAAGCAAATATCGCACGAGTCAACGAGCTACGTCGTGAGGTGTCTGCATTGCAGATCCAAATGAACGAACGCCAAGCCCTGTTGCAAATGTACATCAAGGCTATCTCTGACTCTGTGCAGCCTGTAGAAGAAGACGAAGCTGTCGTTCAGTAATGACCGAAATCTCCTACATGATGCACCCGCTACCGTCAGTGTTTCTGATGGAGCTAGACATTCCAGAGGGCTTTGTTACTCAACTCAACGAGTATCTTGATGGCCTCCTTGAAGAAGAAGGACGGGTTACAGCAGCGGATACGCTCGTTGGTCAAATCAGCGAGGGAGAACAGCTTAGAATGGATCACAACCATGATCTTGTGTCTGGCTTTTCTAAATTCCTGTGTGCTATGGGTGCTGAGTATATTAATGCCTTTATGAAAGGTTCAGGCCAAATGCTTGACGGTGCCAGAAACGTCGAGATGGATGAGGTGTGGTCGGTACATAGCTATGCAGGTGACTACAATCCGATTCACGACCACGGCACAAAGACGGTGATGGGTATTAGCTGCACGACTTGGACGAAAGTGCCACCACAGATAGAACAAGGGCCACGGCCCGGATCTGAGGATTACGGGCTGTACAACGCCTCTGGAGAGTCTGACGGCTGTTTGTGCTTCAACTACGGGCAAAGCTCCTCTTGGGACAAAGAGCGGCTGAAACCTACGCAGAACATCGTGGTGCGCCCACAAGTAGGCAAGCTGTACATGTTCCCGCAGTGGATGCAGCACATGGTTTACCCGTTCCGAGGTGAAGGTGAACGCCGCACTGTAGCGGCAAATTTGAATTGCTTACCAACAGAATTATCAGAGGTAGCGTAATGGAAACACTATTAACGATCTTCAACATTGCCACCGCAGCAGTTGCACTAGCTTCTGCAATTACGGCAGTAACTCCAACTCCAAAAGATGATGCTATGGTCGCTAAGGCGTACAAGTTACTTGAGTATTTTGCGCTTGTGGTTGGCAAAGCAAAACAGTAGCTATTATGTGCTACTTAGCACTTGCAGAGGAGTATGGCTTGGACAACGGCGATAAGGCATTGAATCAGATTTCTACTCACGAGCAAGTGTGTGAGCAGCGTTACCTGCGTATTGAGGAGCGTTTAAACGATGGCTCTAGACGTTTTGATAAACAAGACCGCATGCTTTATGGAATTATTATTTTAATTATTGGGAGCATTTTGATCCCGCAGTTTTTAGGAGGTTGATATGTCAGATGAAGGAATTCGAGTCCCAACGTGGGCGTTGCCAGCGTTTTTAGCTGTACTGTCGGGTGCTGTTGTATGGGGTGCTAGTCAAGCGCAAGCACAGGCTACCCAAGAAGAGGTGGATCGTATTGAGGCTGTAGTAGAAAAAACTGTTGAAGAGGCGCAGGCCACGGGAAAGTTAGCAGCAGTCAATGCGAGCAAGATCGAGGCTATAGTCGATTCATTAGCGGAGCAAAGCGAGACAGCGAAAGCATCGGACGCGAAGCTCCAGCAACTGATCGAAATAATGCTAAAGCAGAACTAGAGTACGACCCCGCTAACCCGAATCTGTTTTGTGATTTGCGGGAATGGCGGATGTTGGAGCTACTCAATCCCCCTGCTTATAGGCATTGCATCACTATGGCTTGGTTGCGGTATAACCACCGTCAGTGTGGGTACGGTGCTCAGACCTATATTAGAAACACTATGCCTCGTGTGCTTGGTACCGCGTATCAGCTTGATGTAGAGCTACTCACTTGGGACTTGGTAAAACCTAAGTCAGTCAAGAAACAAGCCGTCAAGAAGAAGAAACGTCTATGACTATGATGATCTTTGTTTTGGTAGTTTTAGAGCGCGGTCAACCAACTGGTGAGGAGTTTTATTTCCGTGAGCTTACGTCCTGCATTGAGTATTCTAATGCTCTAAATACGGGCAGTATCTCTGACCATAACGAAATTATGGGCAAACAAAATTACTACACGACTTACTGTCGAGTTCGTGAAATACCCACATCAGACGCTGGCACCAAAATACTGTTCCGCGATCCAGTAAATGAGTAGTGGACGGGGCTAGTGTTGAAGCATCTCCAAATACAAACGCAGCGTCTGTAAAGATATATGATGAACTTGCTAGAAAACTTAACAAGGTCAAGAATGTTGAGCGAGTTTCGCAGGTTACTCATTCGTATTCGTTGCGGTGGGAAGAGTACAAAGTTACACACTACGCCGAGCTTTACTACACCTATGCAGATGGAGCAATTTCAGTTAAACATATGAAAAGTGATGAACGTCAAATTGTGAACATAAAGATATGAGCGATGAACGCCGAGTCACGTTACGTTGCGCTCGTTGTAGAAAAGAGGGCGGGGTTATGGATTTTGTGCATTTGAAAGTTAGAACTCTTTGTGGAAGATGCTACGCCCGATTAAGTGGGTGGGCGTAATGAGCATACTCGGATCACTCATAGGCCCAGCAACGTCATTGCTCGACAAAGTTATTGAAGACAAAGACGAAAAAAATCGTATTGCTTTTGAGTTAAGTACCCTAGCAGAACGTCATGCTACTGAACTTGCCAAGGGACAGATGGAAATTAACAAAGTTGAGGCGGCGCATAAGTCGATCTTCGTCGCTGGGTGGAGGCCGTTTATCGGGTGGGTAGCTGGAATTGGATTACTGTACAACGTGTTATTAGCGCCTGTTTTAGGTATTTGGTTTACTTTACCTCCAGTCGATCCCGCAATTTTGACCAGCACTTTGATGGGAATTTTAGGGCTAGGTGCAATGAGAACCTACGAGAAAAAGAACAACGTAAGCAGGGAGAAGTAATGGCTAATGAACTAATTGATATGTTGAAGCGTCACGAGGGCGTGCGTAGTCATGTGTACCTATGCTCCGCTGGTTATGAAACTTTGGGCGTTGGGCGCAATATCAGCGAATCCGGTCTTGGGCTGTCAGATGATGAAATAGATTTTTTGTTAATTAATGACATCACTCGTGTAAAGCAGGAGTTAGCCGATACTTACTTTTGGTTTCCTGCACTAAACCAAGCACGACAAGACGCTATGATTGACATTGGTTTTAATTTAGGATTAACGCGCCTGCGGGGTTTTGTGAAAGCTCTTGAGGCCATGTCACGCGAGCAGTTTGACATTGCGGCAGATGAATTTATGGACTCGCGCTGGAGTCAGCAAGTAGGCAACCGCGCTATTGAGGTCACAGAGATGATCCGCACTGGAGACTATCAGTAATGCCGCTAAAGAAGCTGTTATTTAGGCCCGGAGTAAACCGCGAGACTACTAGGTACGCAGCGGAAGAGGGTTGGTACGACTGCGATAAAGTGCGGTTTCGCGGAGGCTTGCCGGAAAAAATAGGGGGGTGGCAGATTACCTCTCTCAACACGTTTCTTGGCGTGTGTAGGTCGTTGTTTGGTTGGGTAACGCTGTCCAACCAAAAGCTATTAGGTGTTGGCACTAACCTCAAGTTTTACATTGAGAAGGGCGGCACTTACTACGACATAACGCCAGAGCGTACTCCATCCGGTGTGGCGCTTACAAATCCTTTCACCACTGTAGACGGCTCTACTACAGTTACAGTTACTGACGCGGCTGGTGGGTACGGAGACGGTGATTTTGTTACCTTCAGCGGTGCTTCTGCGGTGGGCGGGCTTACTCTTAACGGCGAGTTCCAGATAACCTACCTTACAGGTAATACGTATACTATCGAATCCAGCACGGCTGCGAGTTCTGCTGCTACAGGTGGCGGGTCAGTAACCGCTATATACCAGATAAACGTAGGCCCAGAAGTCGAAGTGCCATTAGTGGGCTGGGGTGCTGGAGGTTGGAACCAAGGAACGTGGGGCAATGGTATAGAATCTACAGACTCTTTACGTTTATGGAGTCAGTCTAATTTTGGCGAAGACCTGATATTTGGGCCTCGCGGAGAGCCTGTATACTACTGGGATGCTAGTAGCGGGCTTACTGCCCGTGCAGTAGAACTCTCCACGATTGCTGGGGCTTCCGACGCACCTACTGTACAGAACTTTATACTTGTGTCTGACATAAGCCGATTTGTATTTTGTTTTGGGACTAATACGTTAGGTACAGCTACACAAGACCCCATGCTGGTTCGGTGGTCAGACCAAGAAAACCCACTTAACTGGACACCCTCCGCGACTAACCAAGCAGGAGACATAAAGCTATCTAACGGGTCACAGATAATTACCGCATTACAGTCTCGCCAAGAAGTATTGGTGTGGACAGACTCGGCTATGTATGCCATGCAGTATGTTGGCGGTACGGTAGTTTGGGGTACACAGTTACTAGGCACTAATCTATCAATAGCGTCTCCACGCGCTGTGGCTTACTCAGACGGTATTTCTTACTGGATGGGCCGAGACTCTTTCTATACCTATGATGGCAGAGTTAAAACTTTGAACTGTGACTTAAAGCGTTACATCTTCAACGACTTTAACTTTGAGCAGATTGAGCAGGTATTTGCAGCTACAAACGAAGGGTTCGGTGAAATATGGTGGTTTTACTGTTCTGCTAATTCCACAACCATAGACAAGTATGTCATTTACAACCACGAGCAAGGTATATGGTATTTTGGCACTATGGCTCGCAGTGCGTGGATTGATTCTGGGCTTCGTGAGTACCCTATGGCTGCTACATATACTAATAAGTTAGTAAATCACGAGCAGGGCGTAGACAGTAACGAAAACGGTGCTGATGTAGCTATAGATGCGTACATAACTTCTGCTCAATTTGACATAGAAGATGGAGATAGGTTTTCGTTTATTCGCCGTATAGTGCCAGACGTTACCTTCGATGGGTCTACAGCCGATAGTCCTAGTCTAGTTATGGAGCTACTTCCACTACAATCATCAGGATCTGGGTATAACTCACCACTGTCTGAGGGTGGGTCAAGTAGTGCCTCAGTAGCTAGAACAGCTATAGTTCCTATTGAAGCCTTTACAGATCAGGTTTACACCAGAGTACGTGGTAGACAGTTATCTATAAAAATACAGTCAACGGATGTAGGTGTAACTTGGCAATTGGGTGCGCCTCGTATAGACATACGCCCAGATGGTAGGCGATAGTGGCAGTAAATTTAGACTTTGTTGCTCCGCAGCTTCCTACACCACCGCAGGGGTATGACCAGCAGTCGTTTGAGCAATTTAATAATGTACTGCGTATATACTTTAACCAGTTAGACCAAGCACTGAGAGACGCTATGGCAGTCCAAGAACCGTATCAGTTACAAGTATCTAAAGGCCAAGTTGCGGGGGCTTCTTCGGAATACAAGTTTGGCTTTAACCCAGACGTAAACGGTACAGAAGAAAGTATTTGGTCGCACGGTGGGGACTATCCGTGGGCTGCGGCAGCGTTTACGGCGTTTATCAGTAGTTCTAGCACCGCAGATACTAGCGCAGGTACAGGTGCACAGACTGTTACTATAGAAGGCTTAGACGAAAACTACGCCGCTCAAAGTGTCACCGTAAACATGAACGGGCAGACACAGGTGCAGATTGGTGATGCGTCAGGGTGGCTTCGAGTAAATCGTGTGTTTGTTGCTACGTCCGGTAGTGGTGGTACAGCGGCAGGCGACATATATGTTGCAGTAAGTGGTGTGTCTTCTGGTGTGCCTACAGGCGCTACATACGCAAAGGTTGTGGCTGGAGATAACCAAACACAGCAGGCGATATATACTGTACCCGCAGGTTTCAGCTTCTATACAGACGACGTTACGTTTACCGCAGCTATATCTTTAGCTAACAAAAACGTCACCGCTAACTTCGCCACTCGTGAGTTTGGGTCTAACACGTTTAGAACACGCCTAATACAGACGCTGCAAAGCAATTCCCTGCGAGTGCCGTTTGATTTCCCTCTGGCTATACCAGAAAAAACAGACGTTGAATGCCGAGCGTTTACCGACACTACTAATGTAGAAATCGGCGCGTCGTTCCAAGGCGTTTTGATAGCGAATTAGGTGTTGCAATGATAGGTAATTTTGGCAGTTTGGGGTTAGGGTCATTAGGTGGCTTTGGTGGGCCATCTGAAGAAGAGATAGAAGCAGCAATCAAACGCGCTAGCATTACTCTTCCCCAGTCGGTAACTGCACCTGTTTCACCTGCACCTGCACCTGCACCTGCACCTATTGCGCGAAGCCTGATTGCTAGTGAGCCAGAGCCACCTGCACCTGTTTTTAGCAGGACAGACGCTAGATTTGAAGCGTTACCCCCTGTTTCACCTGCACCTGCCCCACCTGCACCTGTTTCACCTGCACCTGCACCTGTTTCACCTGCACCTGTTTCACCTGCACCTGTTGCGCCAAGCTCGATTACACAAGAACCAGAACCACCTGCACCTACTTTTGAGAAGACAGATGTAGTGTTACCGCCTGCTCCACCTACAAAAAGAAAAGCAGTACCTGAACTTATAGCTCCAGTAGACACTAAGGTAGGCGCAGACGCGGTAACAAGTGGTTTTGCCGACTATAAACAAACACTACTAGACGCTGGTACTGCTAACACCACACAAGACCCAGATGACAGAGATGACTACTACAATACGGCTTTTAGCACGCTAAAAGATGACTTACAGCAAACTTTATTTCCTGACGTAGAAAAAGACACGACAGACGATAAGGCTAGAGGTGAGCAGTATGTGTCAGGTAAACAAGCATTTTTAATAGATCCTGCCGATTACGCAGCACAAACGGGTTCGCCTGAGTACGTTAAAGGGTTATATCAAAAAGACTTACGTGGTGGTGTAGAGGTTGATGCGGTAAAAGACGCTTACTCAACCATATCAGAAGTATCTGGAGTTACAGACACGGCAGCGGCGCTAAGCAGTCACTATGGATTTGATATAACACCTAGTGAAGAGACGCTAGATATTACGACTTTTGGCGGCGCTTATGACAAACATACTGCTGCTACGTCCGACGAAATATCAGAGTTTCAGTCTTTAGTTAAGCCAATTCTTGCAGAGTCTGTGACTTTCTTACAGGCCACTGAAGGACTGAGCTACCAAGATGCACTGCTAGAGTCGTACAAACGCGACCCCATGATGCAGTCTTTGTACGCTAAATATGGCATTACTCCTGTACGACAAACAGATGATGGCTCTACATACTTGTACGACCCATTGTCTTTTTCAGAAATACGTACCAAAGAAGTAAAAGATACCTCCGTCAAAGACGCAATTAAAATAGCCGCAATCATAGCGGCCTCTGCGTATGGCGGAGCAGCTTTGGCAGGTTCTGGGTTGTTTGGGGGCGCTGCTGGTGCTGGTGCTGGTGCCGCTGGTGCTGGTGCTGGTGCCGCTGGTGCTGGTGCCGCTGCTGGTGCCGCTGCTGGTGCTGCTACTCCCGGTGTTCTTGGTACAGCGTTAGCTCATGCTACTGCTTCAGGGGTAGTAACTGCTCTGACTGGTGGGGATACAAATGACATTCTTAAATCAGCGGCTTTCGCAGGTCTGGGGCAGTACGCTAAAGGACTTGATGCAGTAGCTGAAAACGCTCAATTAGCCGCTACTACCGGAGTAATGTCCGCCGACCACGCACAGCTACTGAAAACAGCCGAAGCGGCTACAAAAACAGCAAAGACTTTCAATACCGTAGTAGATACCACTAAATTTATAAACGCCGCCGTAACTGGTGGGGTAGCTGGTGCAGCAGTAAATACGTTTGGTAAAGCCTACACTACAGCGGCATTAGATAAAGTTGGCTTGGATGAGAAGTTTCTTGATGGGTATAACATAAACCAAGACGACGCAGTGGCGGGGCTAGTAAAAACACAGCAAGAACTAGCAGGTGGTGCCGATATGGGCGATGCTTTAGCTAGCGGCTTTGGAGAATACATCTTAGAGGGCGGCGCTCTTGCACCTAGTGATGCAAAGACCCCTGAGTTTATAAAACGCGCTGGTGATGCAATTAGCTTTGTTGGTGAGATGTTTGACGATACGGTGTTTCAGCCGATTATAAGTGGAGCTAAAGCCGTAGGAACTGTTGCTTCCGCCGCAGGTTCGGCAATAGACGATACCCTGTTACAGCCTGCCAAGGACGTAGTTACAACCGCAGGTTCAGCAATAGACGATACCTTGCTCCAACCTGCCAAAGACGTAGTTACAACCGCAGGTTCAGCAATAGATGATACCCTGTTACAGCCTGCCAAAGACGTAGTTACAACCGCAGGTTCAGCAGTAGACGACGCAGTAATTCAGCCTCTTGTAGAAGCAGGAGCCGCCGTAGATGATGCTGTGTTGCAGCCCACAATAGATGTCATAGAAACAGCGGGTTCGGCAATAGACGACGCAGTAATCCAACCTCTTGTAGATGCAGGTGCTGCTTTTGATGATGCGGTAATTGAACCTATTGTAGAAGCAGGCGCTGCGGTAGACGATGCTGTAATACAACCTGTAATAGAAGCTGCTAAAACAGTAGGTTCGGCTGTAGATGATTATGGGCTACAGCCCGTTAAGGATTTATTTGGTAACTTGCCGTGGTCTGAAATACTGAAACTATTGGCAGGGGCTAACTTAGCAGGAGCAGGAGGGTCGGCTAGGATTGTAACGGAAGAAGCCGCACCTCTATTCAAACTTGATAAAGAAGAAGAACTCGCAGAGGCGGAAGGTTTAGGTAGTTATCTAGCTTCTATTGGGGCAGAGGAAAATAAAACTGTTAAAGCCGCAACTGGTGGTATGATAGAAAGTTCTTATGGTAGTCTTTTCGACACTATACATAGTAGTAATAAAGCGCCTACCGACACCCTTAACGAGTTACTACGTATAGTGGGAGATAAATAGTGTCTAATGTCGTTCTTGATTTTCTTAAAACTGTTGCTGGAGGTGTTCTTGGAGAGGACTCCGGGGATCTAACTGCTGCGGACTACATTAAGTTGCTAGGTGGGCTTGGTGGCGCGTATTACGGAAATCAGCAGGGTGTTTTTGACCCTCAAATACCTGATGTCGGGTACCAAGGAGAAATCCCAAAATACACCGCAGTGCAGCAAGCTGTTACAGGTAGAGATGACACTCAACGTCGCCCCGGTAGTGCTGGTAGACAATACATGTCTGATGTCCTCTACGCAAAACAGCCTGAAGGGCAAGAACCGATGACCGTAGAGCAAGCTCGTGCAGCCGCTCAACAGCAGGCAACAGGGTTAGCAGCCGTTGCACCTCCAACTGGATATAACCGTGACGCTGCTCAAGTAGGTATGGCAGATCCTCGACAGCAGGTATATATGGCTGGAGGGCGAGTGCTAGAAGATGGTGGATACCTTGAAGGTGCCTCTGATGGTCAGGCCGATAAAGTAGCTGGAGACATTGATGGCGTACAAGAAGCGCGGTTGAGTCACGGTGAGTATGTGTTACCAGCAGATTTGGTAGCACTTTTAGGTAACGGCAACTCAAATGCGGGTGCACAAGCCTTAGATCAATTTATGGCGCAAGTACGTAAAAAAGGCACCGGCACTCCTAAACAACAAAACAACATTGATGCCGACAAAGTCCTTGCTATGTTAGCTAACAAGGCGGGTTAAGTTATGCCAAATGAGAATGATCCTTTAGACGATACTGCGGGACAGCCTGCCGGTACTTCCGGCGCTCTAGCTAGTTGGTCGGGTGAGTATGTTACCGACATGCTGGGTAAAGGCCGTGCCCTTGCAGAAAAACCTTACGAAGCCTACACAGGCCCACTCACTGCTGGACAGTCGGGGTTACAGGAACAAGCATATACTGGGTATGGTGGGCTAGATACTGCTCCTAGCACAACTGTAGGCGCATTTCAGACAACTGATGCGCCTCTAGGTTACACAGGAGGCATCACTGCCGGTACGTTTGGCTTCGGTGATGCTGCTGGACAGGGGTATCAAGCAGGGTTTACCCCCGGCTCCTACGACTTGTCTGGTATGCAAGCGGGTACTTTTAATGCCCAAGCCGCACAGCAGTACATGAATCCATACCTACAGGCTGCATTGGCTCCACAAATACGTGAAGTCACACGCCAAGCCGACATAGGCCGCATTGCAGACGCTAGTAGATTAACTAAAGCAGGTGCATTTGGTGGTTCAAGGCAGGCTCTTATGGAGTCTGAAGGTATGCGTAACGTAAACCAACTTGTGGCCGACATCACTGGTAAAGGCTATGCCCAAGCGTTTGATACCGCACAGCAGCAATTCAATGTTGAAGAGCAAATGCGCCAGCGTATCGCTGAAGTCGGCGTAGATCAGTTCAACAAAGAACAAGCAGAACAGCGGCTGGCGGAAGATGCACGTCGAGGACAGTTTAATATAGAAGCAGGTCGTCAAGCGGAGTTCGATGAAGCACGTCGAGGACAGTTTAATATCGAGGATAAAGCGGCGCGTGAACTAGAAGAGCGTAGAAGATCGCAGTTTAACCTCGAAGCAGACCGTCAACGTCAATATGAAGAGTCGTTACGCTCTCAGTTTAATGAAGAAGAGCGTCGAAGAATTGCAGCCGAAGAGGCTGACCGTAGGTACGGATTAAGTGCTTTACGGGATATGGAGTCCGCAGGTGCTCGCCAACGTGCTATAGAGCAAGAGGGTATTACCGCAGACTATTTGCAGTTCCAACAAGAGCAAAAACGTCCCTACGAACAAATAGAATTTATGCAGTCATTACTGCAAGGACTACCTGTAGCAGCGAAAACACAGTCCTACATAGACCCAAGCTCCGCATCCCAGTACAGCGGCGCTCTTGCAGAAATCCTAAGGTTACTAGGTTATAACGACAAAAAGAAAGAGTCCGGCGAAGAGTCTGATAATTCGTAGAGATATAAACTATGCTGAATAACCCAATTCAACAAATTGAACGGCTACAAGATGCGTACGCAGGCAACCCTGAAGGACTGCAAAAACGAGCTAATGTCTCTAAAGAGCTGATTGACTTGCTGGCTATGCAAAGTTTGCAAGCCGACCTACAAGCTGCAAAGCGCAACCAAATGATGCAAATGCAAGGCAATCCTGCCACGGTCAAAGATCAACTACAGCAGGGGCTTATGGGCGAATACCGACAGCAGGCTGCTAAAGAGCTAGGTGCTGGCCCAAGTGAGATGGATGTCGTGGCTCGCGCTCAGCAAGGAATGCCTCGTGGTGGCCCACAACAGCAGCAACAGCAACAGCAACAGCAACAGCC